TGCCCGACGTCGCAAAACTTGTGGACGAGCGAGTCGATGGTCGGTTGACGTTTCGTGAAGCCGTTTCGTGGTTTGACCGGGAATACGCTTCGGAGCTGAAAGATTCGAGACTGAAGGAATTCATGGTGTGGAAGGACGGCCAACTGGCCGCAGCCAACCCCACGATGGACTTCAAAGAGCGACTCCGCCTGGTTGGCGAAGATGCTCGAGCCCTACGGGGCCGGTCGACGATCGTGCAGTCCGAACCTACCCGCGCCGCGAAAGAGCAACGCAAAGCGTCCGTTCGTTCGATTCCGCAGGCCGCTGGACGGCAGGTGGATGAGGCGGACGAAGATGACGACGAGACCTACGAGTCAGCTATCACAAAGATGGCCGCGGCTCGGGGCCAAGTCAGACCGGTTATCCACAAACGCTAACGGACTCGCCATGGTGGCGGGTCTCGAACCAGGAGTCTCGCCACATGGCAGGTCAAGTTTGGGCTGTTAACAGCCTCGGTGGCTATCTCTACAGCCGCCAGCTTTCCAACGTTCTGCGCGCCAACGTGCAGCCTCTCGTCAAGTTCCGCCAGTTTGCTGACGTCCACGACATCAGCCAGCAGGGCAAGAAGAAGGGTGACACCTTCACGTGGGACGTCTTCTCGGACGTTGCCACCAACGGCGCGGTATTGGTTGAAACCAATACGATGCCGGAAACCAACTTCACCATCGTGCAGGGCACCCTGACGGTGACGGAAGCTGGCAACAGCATCCCCTACAGCGGCAAGCTCGACAATCTGTCGAAGTTCCCTGTTGAGGACGTCATCAAGAAGGTCCTCAAAAACGACTGCGTCAAGTACCTTGACCGCGGCGCTTGGACCCAGTTCAACCAGACGCTGCTGCGTGTCATCCCGACGGGCGGCACCTCGACGTCGGCTGTGACGCTCTACACCAACGGCACCGTGACCGGCACCAACAGCATCGCGTTCAATAACGCCCACTGTAAGGCCATCGTGGACGCCATGAAGGAGCGCAACATCCCGGCCTACATCGCGGACGACTACTACGCGATTGCCTGGCCGACCACGCTGCGCACGTTTAAGAACAACCTCGAAACCATCCACCAGTACTCGGACACCGGTTTCAACCTCATCATGAACGGTGAGATTGGCCGCTACGAGAACACCCGGTTCATTGAGCAGACCAACATTGCCAAGGGCACAGGTACGGACGGCACGACCACGACGGCGTGGACGAACGGTACTTCCGACTGGTGCTTCTTCTTCGGCAACGACACGGTGGCGGAAGCCATCGCGGTTCCGGAAGAAATGCGCGGCAAGATTCCGACCGACTTTGGTCGCAGCAAGGGCATCGCCTGGTACTACCTCGGCGGTTTCGGCATCGTCCACACGCTCGCGATCAACTCGCGTATCGTGAAGTGGGACTCGGCGGCTTAAGGAGCCCATCGCAATGAGCAACACCAATCTTCAGAAGTCGGCCGCCTACGATGGCGCAACCTACCTCGCTCGTCCCACGTTCAACACCGTGATGGCCGCCGGTTCCGGCGGTGTCTCGGGCAACTTCGTGGCCCACGCCAACTTGCTGCTGTACGGGCTGACCGCCTACACGACGACGGCTGGCACCAGCACGTACACTGCCACGCAGTACTACAACGCTGGCGGCACCTCTGCTACGGTCCACGTGAACGCGTCTCAGCTCTCGCTGATCCGCATCACCAACACCGCGTCGGCCGGCGTGGCGCCCTCGCTGTCCACCAGCACCATCGGCCCGTTCTACGTGGACACGCTGTTCACGAACGGCACGGCCACGGGTCAGGTCGGCGCAACCCAGACGGTGGCTTTGAACACCTCGACCGGCACCGCCGGCCTCGGTGGTCTGTCCATCAACCAGGGCGACCGCTTCTACGTCGTCAACGGTACGGACGCTTCCTCGGTAAACCAGATCTCCATCGAGTATCAGGTTCTGCCGGGCGCCAACGTCGTAGCCTAAGCAAGGGGAATCACATGCCAAAGGTCAATCAGAGCGAACGCGGGTCTTACGAGACGCCGCAGATCAGCAAGGCCACGCTGGCCACCCCGATGTACGGCGGCGCAGCTCCGTCGAAGGACGACGTCATCCGCTCGGCTCACGCCCGCGGTGGCATGCGTCACGAGATGAAGCGCTCGGAACTGGCTGACGTCGACGTCATCCCGGACTCGGCAGAAATGCTCGGGAACGAGATGGTCGGCGTCCGCAACAACGGCTACCTTGTCAAGAAGGGTCTGGAATTCGGTGTCAACGCGTTCTACAACACGCTTGGGCCGGGCATGGACATTGAAGACCAGGAGAACGCCGACATCCGCGCCATGGATATGGTTGTCTACGAAGGCGGCATCAGCTTCCCCGGCGACGGCTGGACCCATCGCTCTCTCGGTGGCCAGATGCCGCGGTCCAAGGACATGGGCCGTCCGGCCATGACCAACAAGAACGGTTCCGCAAAGTCCTAAGTAGAGGGAGCCAGCCATGCCCAAGGTAGTCCAAGAAAAGTTTCAGGTCACTTTCCCCGAGGACTACAACTCTCGGGCCGAAGATGACCATGGCTGGCTCACGGACTTGGAGGCCCGCTCAAAGAAGGGTCTTCCGGGCCGCGAAGGCAAGGCGGGTGGCGATCATGCCTCCCGCTTTGTCAACAACGCTGCGTTCTTCAACTCCCTGCCCCCCGGCATGGACATTGAAGACCAAGAGCTTGTCGACATTCGCATGATGGGTATTAACGTGGCTGGCAACATGCCGGACAAGTATGCCCAGGGCGACCTGACCAACAGCGAAGTGAACCGCACCTCGTTGATCAAGGGCTACGACAAGAAGAAGCTGCTCCAGACGGACGACGTCTACACCCGCGAGCACAACGACGCGTTCTACGACGACGTCGGCGGGTTCGTGGAGCGCAACAATTACCTCGACCGGAGCTAAGACATGCCCGTCACACCTCCGTCGAATCCTGTCCCGCTTGGCGTTTGTTTCATCGACCCAACTTCGGGTCTGGCATACAGCGCGGGCGCGGCTAACTACACGACAATTTCGACTGCCGGCACGACAACCGTCGACAGCAACCCCGGTGGTGGCATTTCGTATGGCCTGTACTGCTTGGCCGTCGGCACCACATGGACGGCAACCCTGTACGACGTTTACGTCGTGGGCACCACGACCAGCACTGGCCAGCTTATTGCAACTACGACGGCAGCAGCCGTTGGGTTTCAGGCAAACCCCGGCCCCGGTGGCACGGGTGTGCGCTACAATGGCAACTTGATTATGGTCACGACCGGAACCCCCGGATCGTGGAATGTTCTTTGGGACTGAGGAGGCTCCATGTCCACTGCAAAAGACGAATATTTGGCCGACGGCACCCGTTTGTTCAACCCCAACCGTGCTCACGGCACCGTCTATTCCGACGGCGCCAGCGAGACGCGTTACGTTCAGGACGGTGTCGAATACCGCGGCGACGGCAAGCCGGTTGGTTACGTAGAGCCGGCAGATTCAAAAACGCCGAAAGCCAAGGCGTAAATCACCGGTCAAGCCGGTACTAGAGGCCGGCCTTGAGCCGGTCTTTTTTTTAAGGAATTGCAATGTCTTATGACCTTCCGGTACGACGCAGCCAAGCCGCCGGCAGCGCCTTTACCGTAACGACATTGCCAACCGCTGCGCAAATGGTTGGCGAACCCATAGGAATGCTGGCTTACACCACTGACGGCGGTCTGTACGGTTGGAACGGTACGTCTTGGGCGGCCATTGGCGGTGGCGGTTCCGGAATTAGCGTTGGTGTCACTTCAATTACGGGTGGCACTTCCGGTTACGTCGTGTACGACAACGCAGGTGTTGTTGGCGAATTGGCTAACACCGGTGCAGGCAATAACGTCCTTTCCGTTTCACCAACTTTAACCACTCCCAATTTAGGCACACCGAGCGCTCTGACGCTTACCAGCGCGACGGGTTTGCCTCTGACGACAGGCGTGACTGGCACTTTGCCAGTTGCAAATGGCGGCACAGGTGTTACGACATCAACTGGATCTGGTAACAACGTGTTGTCCACCAGCCCTACGCTGAGTGGTCCGGTAACAGTCACTGGTACTTTCCAACTTGGTAGCAGCGACTTAATTCTTTCTCGCAAAGCCGCTGCTTCCTTGCAACTTGGCGACCCTGACGCCGCAGCCCCCGTAGCCCAAACCATTGGCCCGCAAAGCGTCGTTGCTGGCACTAGCAACACCGCTGGTAAAAACTTTACTATTAATGGCAGTCGAGGAACTGGCTCTGGTCAGGGCGGCAATATAATTTTTCAAGTAGCCCCGGCAGGCGTAGCTGGTACGGCACAAAATGCTTTAACCCCTGGGTTGGCTATTGGGGGTAGCGGAGGAGTTACAGCTTATGGTTCAGCAAACAACACCGCGCTTAGTTTGCAAGGCCTAACGCAAACAAATTCTTTTCCAGTTATTAATGGCACTCAAACTTGGAACAACGCCGCTGTTGTTTTTACTGGCTTTAAATTAAATTTTACTAGCAGTGGAAGTGATGCAACTTCGTTATTAATGGACTTGCAACTTAATGACACTAGCCAATTTAACGTTGGAAAAAATGGAACTGTTACTGCAAACGGTTTAAACCTTTTAGACGACGTTTCGCAATTAACTTGGGGATTTTCAAGCGACCTTATTCTTACCCGCAAACAAGCAGGTAAATTGCAATTTGGTGCAGATGACGCCGCGGCTCCCGTAGCGCAAACCATTGGCCCGCAAAGCGTTATAGCAGGAACGACTAATACCGCTGGTCAAAACTTTACCATCAGAGGCAGCCAAGGCACCGGCACGGGCGTTGGCGGCGACATCATTTTTCAAGTGGCTCCGGCGGGGTCTTCCGGTTCAGCACAAAACACACTTGCCCAGGCAATGCGTGTTTACAACAACAAAACTGTTGTCGTTGGCGCGGCCTATACAGTAGCAACGTTGCCAGCAGCTGGTACGCAAGGCCGCCGAGCATGGGTTACTGATGCAACAGCGCCTACCTTTGGCGGGGTTTTGGTAGGCGGCGGCGCTGTTGTAATTCCAGTGTTTGACAACGGCACTTCTTGGGTTTCGGCATAAAGGGCGGTCATGGCTAACCAGTATTTTTGGGGCATTAATCAAATGACCTGTTACCCAGTGTATAAAAAGCAGCAAAACTGTGTTTTTAATATTGCTTGGGTATGTTCGGCCACGGATGGAGTCAATAACGTAGCTACGTATGGAAACGTTGATATTCCGTACGTTGCGCAAGATACTTACGTTCCATACGAAAATCTTACGTTTGAACAAACGATGGCTTGGGTCAACGAGGCACTTGGCGCTGACAAAATATCTGCGGCACAGGCAAACTGCGATGAGCAGTTGCTAGCAGTGGCCAATCCAACTCAAATACAATTGCCTCTGCCTTACAAAAATGACCCACCCGTCATTAAATCACCAGGTTGGTTTTCGCGGATTTTAGCCGCGCTAAACCCGTTTAGTTAAGCACCACAGGGAGGAACCTATGGCCTGGAGAGCAGAAGACCCGCAGGGTAACGAGGCTGGCAAGATCCAGTGGGAAATCGTCAAGTACACTCGTGGCCGCGGACTGGACGTTGGCTGTGGCGGAACTAAGGCGTTTCCGCACTTCATCGGCGTGGACAATGGCGCGGACATCCACCTGTTTGGCAAACGGTTCCGTCCGGACGTCTGGGTGACTGACGGCACGGACCTCGGCATTTTTGCCAGCGACTCTGTCGACTTTGTGTTCTCCAGTCACATGCTCGAGCACGTGCCGCCCGAGAAGGTGGTGGCCTGCCTGAAGGAATGGCTGCGCGTCATCAAGGTTGGCGGCTACCTTGTCATGTACCTGCCCGACGAGAACTTGTACCCCAAGATTGGCGAGCCCGGGGCCAACCCCGACCACAAGTGGAACGTCAGCTACGTCCAGCTCGTGGAGTACATGAAAAAGGCTGGCCACTGGGATCTGGTTGACTGGCAGCGCCGAGACCAAGGTTACGAGTACAGCCTTTACACCGTGTTCAAGAAGAAGGACAAGGGCCACGCGTTTTCGTGCAACAACGCCAAGCCGGCCAAGACGGCCGCAGTGGTTCGCTACGGAGCCTATGGCGACATCCTGCAAGCCTCTAGCATCTTTGCTGGCCTGAAGGCGCAGGGCTACCACGTGACGGTTTACTGTTCGCCACCGGGCTCTGACGTCATCCTGCACGACCCCAACATCGACGAGTTCTACTTCCAAGACAAGGACCAGGTACCCAACCAGGCATTGGGCCAATTCTGGGACTACCACTCGAAGAAGTACGACAAGTGGGTGAACCTGTCCGAGTCGGCTGAAGGCACCTTGCTCGCGCTTCCGGGCCGATTTATGCATCAGGTCCCGCCGGTTATGCGTCATCGCATGCTGGACGAGAACTACCTCGAGTTCCAGCACGAGACTGCCGGCCTGCCGCATGTCCCCCGGGTGAAGTTCTTCCCCCTCGAGGCGGAACGCCAGTGGGCTAAGGGCGTCCGGTCCCGCATGACGGAGTTTGTCATTGTCTGGTCGCTGGCCGGCAGCTCGGTGCACAAGACATGGCCGTGGGTGGACAACATCATCGCGTCCGTCCTGCTGGAGTTCCCGCAGGTGTCATTTGTCCTGGTTGGCGGCGATGCCGCGGTCCTGCTTGAGCAGGGATGGTTCAAGGTTGCCGACGACGGCATGCCGGTCAAGAACGAGCTGGGACGCAAGGTTCAGGTCGAGCCGCGGGTGCACCCCATGTCTGGGGATTGGACCATACGCGAGACCATGGCGTTTTGCGAACAGGCCGACATGGTCATTGGTCCGGAGACCGGCGTCCTGAACGGCGTATCTCATTTGAGTATGCCGAAAGTGGTTTTCCTCTCGCATTCGTCAGAAAAGAATCTGACCCGCGACTGGGAGAATACCCACACGCTGCGGTCTGCAAACACCATATGCCCGGGGCGTGGCAACAACGAAGCACCTGCCTGCCACCAGCTGCACTACGGCTGGGACCACTGCAAGCAGGCAACAGCCGAGGATGGCCAGCCCATGGGCATCGCCCAATGCCAGGCTGACATTACCGGAGAGCAGGCCCACCGGGTCATTTGGCATGCGCTGACGAGCGCACTGGCATCAGAAAAGGCAGCATGACATGGCGACTTCAGGCACATATTCGTTTAGCGTCACCCGGGATGACATCATCCGCGAGGCAATGCTGAACATCGGCAAGCTCGACGTCTACGGGTCCATTGATCCGGTCGAGACTGCCGACTGTGCCCGCAAGCTCAACATGATGGTCAAGACATGGATGGGGACCATGGACTTCGCTCCGGGTCTGAAGATGTGGACCCGGCAGCGCGGCGACCTGTTCCTGTCTCAGACCCAGTACCGCTACGCTCTTGGCCCAACTGGTGACAACTTTGCCGGCGGCGTGACGGCCATTGCCGGCGCCAACTTTGGAACGGACCAGCTGTCAGTCTCGGCAGCTGCTGCGGCCACCAACATCTACACGGGCGTGGGTTCGACCTCGAACTTCACGGCCGGCGACTACGCGGTCATCCAGCTCGACAGCGGCGACATTTTCAGCACCACCATCAGCTCGGTTAATTCGGGCTCGGGCTACGTCACCATTGCCACTGGGTTGCCCTCTGCGGCCAGTTCCGGCAACTATATCTGGAACTACACCACCAAGGCGCAGCGGCCCTTTGACATCGTCACAGCCATCCTCCGTGACGATACGAACAACGACACCCCGCTGAACGTGATGACGCTTCAGACTTACGAGGCGCTCCCCAACAAGACGGCCTCGGACAACCTGTCGGACCCGACTGCCATCTACTACGAGGCCCAAATTGGGACTGCCGGCCCCGGCTCCAGCAACGGCAACCTATACATCGACTGTGGCGGTGCTCAAGACGTCACCAAGCAGATCCACATTGTCTACCTGCGTCCGGTGCAGGACTTCAACAACCCGCTGGACAATCCGGAATACCCGCAAGAGTGGTATTTGGCCCTCTGCTGGGGTCTGTCCAAGCAGGTGGCGCCCATGTTCAATGCCCCATGGGGTCAGGTTCAGGAGTCCCTGTTGCAGGAGGCGCTGGCGCATGCCAGGGAATCCAATGCCGAGCGGACGGAGATTTATTTCATCCCGAACGCCGAGTACCCCTGATGAAAATCACGCCCATGTTCGGCAACGGTATTGCAAGCAAGTCACTACCCGTGACTGCCCAGCGCCGGCTGAACTGCTACTTTGAGAACCGCCCAGACGGCGACAAGACGTCGGTGGCCGTGTTCGGTACGCCCGGGCTGGTTAAGAAGGTAACGCTGGCGGCTACAGTCCGTGGCCTGTATGGCCGGCAGTCCACTATGTACGCGGTGGCATTCAACCAGCTCTACTCCTTAGACACATCATTCAACGTCACCAACCTTGGGACACTTGCCACCACCACTGGTGCCGTGTCCATGGCCAGCAACCCGCAGCAGCTGATTTTGGTATCCGGTACCTATGGCTACCTATTTAATTACGCCACATCGGCATTGACCCAAATCACTTCGCCCGGCTTCCCCAACGGTGCCCAAACCGTTGCGTTTGTCGGCGGTTATTTCGTTTGTGAGCAACCCGGCACCCAGTACTTTTGGGTCTCCGACCTGTTCGACGGTTCCACGTGGAACGCCCTGTCGTTTGCCTCAGCCAGCCAGTCCTCCGACCTTATCAAGGCCGTGGACAGCCTGATTGGCAACCTGGTGCTGTTCTCCGAGCGCCACACGGAGTTTTGGCAGAACGTCGGCGCCACACCTGAGCCGTTCCAGCCCATCATTTCGGCGACTAGCGAAGTGGGTCTGGCGGCGGTGTTCTCCCGGGCGCACGTGAACCAGACCATCTGTTTCTTAGGGATGAACCCGCAGGGCGCCCCCCAGGTGGCCCAGATTCAGGGTTACAACATCACCATTATTTCCACGACCGACCTTGACGACATTATGGCCAACATGTCCACGGTGTCCGACGCGGTGGGTCT